TCTTATGATTTGATGGATGATGATGAAGTTACGCCGAATACTATATAATTTCGGTTTAATAATATCATTTATTTAAACAATCAAATATATTAATAATATTTTTGATTGTATTTAATATCTGCGTGTTTTTTTCCTTTTCTTTTTCTTTTTACGTCGGTGACGAGTTTTCTTACGTTTGCTTTTTTTGCGCCTCGTTCTATGTTTTCTCCTTCGTCTACGCTTTCTACTTCCGCCCGAAATTCCCGAAAGAGCCGAATTTGTCGTTGGTGAAGTAGAACCCATCTTCTGTTCTGTTTCTTTGGCATTATTAACCGCTTCCCTCATAATACTGTCTGCTTTTTCACTGGTTGTCTTCATTGCCATAATATCTGCATTTTGAGCAGCGCTTGTAAATTTTCCTATAGCCCCTTCGAGCCCCTTTTCACTTTTTTGCATAGCCTCCTTAGATGGCGTTGCCATGTCTTGTACTTTTTTTGCAACACCTACCACGGTCCCCATTACTCTATCTTGTAACTGTTTAATACCTGTTGTGACTTTATTTTTAACATTTTTGTATGTTTCGCTCGCAGCATTTTGTACCGCACTAACAGACGCCTTGCCAGCATCTGTAAAATTAGTGACACCAGAATTAATATTGTTTTGGATAGGGGATACTGTGTCTAATATGTCAGATACAGTCTTTGGCGAGGTTTTTACTGTCGTAGGTGTAATAGATTTTGAACTACTCAATGAAGGGCTTGTCTCTGCGCTAATTGATCTCAATGTTTCCAATAGTTCTGTCTCCTGTTTTGCGGTAAGAGGTGGTGTAAAACACATTAATTCGCGGAGTTCTTCACCGGCTTTGTGTAGCTCATAGCGTCGTTTTGTACCTCCGCGCATTCTTTTGCGACCTCCTCTTCGTTTTTTTGTATGTCTGGGCATTATATATAATTAGATTAGAAAGAAATTCTAATTATATTAAACTTTTACGCGTTTATATAGTTCCAAAGCAACAAGACCTCCCGCAATTTGTGCTAAAATATAAGGCATTAAATCATCCGATGGTAGTTTACCCGCGGCAACCATCATTACAGAAACAGCAGGGTTAAAATTGCCTCCGGAATATTTGCCCACAGTCATGATTGCAACCGCTAAAGCAAGACCTATGGGTAAAGCTGATCCTGTTGCTAAAATAACATACAAGAAAAACATAGTTCCTAAAAACTCCGCTACAAACTTATTCATTATATATAATAAATTATATATTATTAATAAGGTATTACAGCCTCTACCTGATATTTATTAATTTTTCCAACAAGTTTCCAATTGTTAAGTGGACCCTTACGATACACATCAAGAGGAGTATTTACAGGCGCTGTTGTCACGCCGCCGATAATCTTAGACATATAACTATTTTTATTTTTACATTTGATGTAGTAGTGAGTTTGACCAGCATCTACCCTGTGGACTACGGCATCATAAGGATCAATCGGTGGTGTATTATTTAAATTAGTACCATCCCATATCATATCACCTACTTTTATTCCGCCAACGACGGTTGTGACGAACGTGGTGACGAACGTGGTATTTTTCTTTACCTTTAAAGATATGCATCCTTTTGTGAGACCATTTTTGCCAACTTTGCCACAGCACCCATAAGCGCAATTGCTGGTTGAAAACAAAACTCTGGGACCACCGTACAACCGTTTCCATTTTGTAACATCGGAACCCGAACCACCATTTGCATAATATACATTAATGCAACCTTTTCCACCGTATTTGGGTCCCTTGGCAGTACCGAATACTGGACCATATGCATAATGATTGTTGCAAGTATTATTTTTCAATTGCATATCTTTCGGAAGACAACTCTTGACTTGTTTAATTGTAGCAACGCGACGTCTAATGTAATTTTCTCTAGATACCTGTGCTCCTTTTAATTTGGTAGGACTTACCTTACTGGCGTTATTAAGTTCTTTGAGCCTTATAGGACACCCCGCCCTCTCTAACCCCGTAGGGGATTTATATTGTTTTGGAAAAAACGACAATCCTAAACCACATGACATATATATTTACTAAATATTAATATTTATCCAAAAGTATTCTCGCCGCTATAGCTAATATATAAAAATCCATCGGCATCGGAATGCTCGTGATAAACATTCGTCATTAATGTGGTATTATTTGGAATGCAAAAATCTTCTCCAACAAATAAATAAATACTCATTTCAGGGCGCAACTTCATTCTTTTTCTAATAACGTATAAAAATTGTCCCAATGTTAAATCATCGGGAACTAGATATTTTTTTTTATCCAAATCTGGAACATTTTTACCAGATCTTTGGCATATTATTGGGATTCTATCTGGATATTTTATCATAATCTTATTTGATTCATCCTCTCTTTTTCTAAAAGGAAATTTATTTTTGAAAGAAAATTTACTTTTTTCAGTATTAATGTCTAATAAATTAAAGATTTTTTCCATCTAGTATAACTAATAGATTTTTTCTAGATCTTTATTACAATTATTCAGCGATTAGTCTCGGAGCAATATTCATTGTAATTAGCTCATGACAAAGCAACTTGAATGCATAGGGTACATTAAGTCTTGCAAATGAAGTCCTATTGCCACATGTTTTGCAGTGATGGATATTCCTTTCATTGTTGAATATAACAAACATTCCACATTGTCTACAACTAAATACTACGAATTTATCAGAAGAATCATATAACCGTCCCTTTGTAAACCTACTACAACCATGCGAAACCATACAATCTCTTTCCATCTCTCCATATCTCAGACCACCTTCCCGCGCCCTACCCTCAGCAGGTTGGCGGGTAAGCACCACCATAGGCCCTGATCCTCGGGCATGCATTTTATCGTTTACCATATGTTTTAATCTTTGGTAAAATGCAGGACCCATGAATATAGAAGTTTCAATTTGTTCTCCGGTAAAACCATTCATTAGAACTTGATTTCCATGACTTTCATATCCACATTTGCACAATAGTTCGCGAATTTTAGATACAGGTAGATCGTTAAAACTGGTACCATCTCCAAACAAACCCATCTCTAAAAGTACAATACCTAGTTGTGTCTCTTTTAATTGACCGATTGTCATTCTAGAAGGAATGGCGTGGGGATTAATAATAATATCTGGCTTAACCCCAAATTCATTAAATGGCATATCTTTCTCAGGTAGAATAATACCAATGGTTCCTTTTTGTCCATGCCTGGAACTAAATTTATCTCCTATTACAGGCTTTCTGTGTGTTCTTATACGCACCTTTGCAAATGTATATCCATCGCCATTTCGATGAATATAGTTTTTATCAATATAACACTCTTCTTTGGTTCTATAAATTTTACTATGGTCCACATACTTAATTACCTTGGTATGATCATTCCTATTTTCTTTAATCGGGATAACTTTCCCTAAAATAATATCTTTATTTTCCACCAATGTATTTTGCGGAATGACCCCTTTGTTATTGAGTTTGCCATAGTTTCCAAATTTCATACCTTTTGTCTTGGAAACATCTGGTTTGCATCGTATCTCTTCATCACCATGAATTTTCTTATCTTCGTCTTTATCTGAATGATAAATGGTAGCTGAGAATAATCCTCGGTCAATAGCACCCTGGTTGAAAATAACACTATCTTCTTGATTATAACCCGAATATGTCATAATTGCTACACATACCATGCTACCAGAAGGGATACGATTAAGCTTGATAAAATTCATTAATCTAGTATCTACTAGAGGTCTCATTGGAGATTGGAGAATATATGCTGTTTTGTCCATTCTATTATCAAAGTTAGTAACATACATCCCCATTGCCTGTTTACCCATAGCACATTGATATGTATTTCTGGGACTTTGATTATGTTCGGGATACGGAATACAACTAGCCAGGATACCAAATATTGTACTGGGATGAATTTCACAATGCGTATAGTTGAATTTTTTTTTGCCCCATAATTTATTCTGCTGCATTGCAATCATGCTATAATTTTGCTCTTCGGGATCAATATACTCTATAATTGCATCTGGGATAACATGATTCAATGACATATCGTCCCATTTAAGTTTGTCATCCATTATTTTTTTTTGAATATCGGGTGTTAAAAGCAATTCATTGTTTCTAACCTTAAGTAGCGGTCGCGTGGGACGCCCTGCATCATTACATATACGAAGTTCTTTGGCCCGACAATCAAATATAATACTAGTATAAATATTAAGAATTCCCTCGCTTTTCTTAACTTTCAAGAATTTATATAATTCGTATGGTTTTTCAGATATTCCTATCCAAGCGCCATTTATCATTATCTTGATTTTATCATATAATTCCTTTGGTTCACATTCATCAATATGTTTGATTTGCGGCAAGACAATATCATAGATTGGTTGACTATTTGAACGAATAGTTATGTGAGCAAGATAGGATAGGTTTTTTACAACGCCGACGGGTGCGCCTTCTGGCGTTTCTGCTGGACACATAAACCCCCAACCGGTTGCATGCAACTTTCTAGGTGGAATTAATTTACCACTTTTATCAATGGGTGTATTTACCCTTCGCAGATGACTTAAACTGGATACATATGTAAGGCGATTCAAAACTTGCGCAACACCAACTTTATTGGAGTTTGAATGCTTGACTCCAAAATCACCGGTCGCCAAAGCACGTTTTATACCATTCTCAATAGTGGTTGATTTCACAATTTTATAAATATTTGTCCTATTAACGATATTCATAAAGTTCTCGGTGGAGCGCCATGAACCACTATTGATCTCTCTAACAATTTGCTTTGTCATATCTTTGACAAGTTTATTAAAGTAATTCCTGAACAAATTGTTCAAAAGAACGCCGGTTAAATCAATCCTCTTATTAAAATATGCATCCCGATCATCAGTATTTCGCCATCCAAAACTTGTTTGGAGTAGTTTATTCGCCATGTATCCTAGGAAATAGATTTTCTGTTTTTCTGTCTTACAATGCGGATAAAGGTCGTTATTCAATACGTTTTTTGTAAACTCCTTTTTCTTAAATTCTCCTTGTTCTTTATCCATATTAATAGGAGTATACATAGCATGCGAAACAATATAATTCAAAGCATCTTCTTGAGTTAAATATTCATTGGCTTCCATAATTGACGCCTTCAAAGAGAATAGCATTCTCTCAATCTTTTTAGAATCAATGTCCAAGAGAATAATAGAGCAAATTTCCATATCTTGAATGATACCAAGTGATCTAAATAGAATAAATATTGGAATGGGTTGTTTTATTCTTGGAATCTGTACATGTATTGGGTGTCCAAATCCATTATTTCTTGAACAGATCATAATATTAATCTGCTTCGGTGAAATACATTTGAAGTCGGGGATTGACTTAATTTCAGCCAACCAAGACCATTTATTATTATTTTTTTTAATATTAAAACATTGTACACGGTTTTCCGCAGCACGTTCTTGTGCAATACAAGTTTTTTCCGATCCATTAATTATAAAATAACCTCCAGCATCAAACCTACATTCTCCAGTAATATTGGCATTAAGATGCGAGTTTTGTGTTAATACGCAAATGGCGGAATTTACCATGATGGGCATTTTACCAATATGAATTTTTTGAAGTTTTTTATAATGCGTTTCACACTGTGAAAGATTCTCCCCACAACGATGTACAATTTTAATATCCAAATCCACTGTCATAGCAGAAGCATATGTAAAATTTCTTAGACGGGCTTCTTGTGGAAACATCGTCTTTGTTGCCCCGTTGTTTTCATGAATTTGTGGGCGGTAAATGTGAAAATTATTGAATGAAATAATAAGCTCTAATCTATATTTATTTGTAACAGGATCTTTGTCATGTTCCGAATGTATTGTCACCGGATTAAACATATCAATCGTCTTTTGTATTTGATTAATAACAAAATCGTTGTACGATTCGAGCTGGTGACGAATACATCTTTTCAGATGTTGTCCCTTGAAATACGATTCAATAATTTTCCATGGTAATTCCGATTTTAATTCTTTTTCCTTTGTAGTGGGCATTGTCTGATTATGCATCATAAGTTGATTATTTTATATTTCAATTTATCTTTAAATGGAAATCGGTTATATCAAAATAATATTTTACTATTATATATGAGTAACAGCAATAATCACCATAATAACAAAGACCCGATAGGGCCAAAAAATAAAAACCCCAATCCTCCAAAGGATCCGAGCAACAATGACACTATAAACCCGTTTTTATGGTCCCTACATGGTTGTAACAATGGTATAAACACAAGGTTTCCTTTATTACCTTCAATAAATAATTTACATAATAATCAAAGAGATTTAAATGATAATAAACATTATTTTAATATGACATTTAATTCAATAATGGAAGAAATTAGGAAAAATAGATTAGATAATAAACAAAAAATAAATTCTTCATATTCTAATTTTACAAAAACTCTTGATGCATCTAATAATGCGATAACTTTGCTTGCAACAAAAAATACAAAATCAGATAATTTGGAAGATTTTCTGAAACATGTTACTGATAAATATAATTTATTACACGACATCAAAAATGTAAGCTCTGAAACCAATACAGTATTGTCGCGATTAAACAACAACTATCGTCCACGTAGTAAAACAATATATTCCTCTGATTTTGAATTCCCGTCTAATTCTTTTTCTTTGGGAGCACCAAAATTGCAGCGCTACCCGTATCCTATTACTCATAAACTTCCTCCCCCCCTACCCCCAATAGTAAAAAAAAAAATAACAATTAATAGGGAAATAAACGGTTTAGAAGATATTTTAAAGTTGATTAAAGATTATCCGTTAAAACGTGATGTTGAATATAATATCGATATGAAAGTTTTGCATAATATAAAGAAACCTTTGGGAAATTTAAATGCAATGATTGGGATGACAAAGTTAAAAGATTCCATAGTTGACCAAATAATATATTTTTTACAAGGCTTGGATAGAAATAATGATTTTATGCATACTGTAATTTATGGTCCACCTGGGACAGGGAAAACAGAAGTGGCGAAAATCATGGGTTCAATATTTTCATCGTTGGGTATTTTAACAAATAACACCTTTAAAAAAGTTACGCGAGCTGATCTAATCGCGGGTTATTTAGGACAAACTGCTATGAAAACAAAAGACGTTGTAAAAGAATCTCTAGGCGGCGTCCTCTTCATTGATGAGGCTTACGCGCTAGGAAATAGTGAGAAAAAAGATAGTTTTGCAAAAGAATGCATTGATACGCTATGCGAAGCATTAAGTGATCACAAATCAAAATTAATGGTTATAATTGCAGGATATGAGATTGATTTAAAAAAATGCTTTTTTGCTTACAACCAAGGTCTGGACTCACGGTTTCCATGGAGGTTCCATACAGATGATTATACTCCTGGGGAATTAAAAAAAATATTTATTAAAAAAATCAAAGATATTAATTGGTCAATGGCAGATGAAATTGGAGACGAATGGTTTAAAACCAAAATGGAGTATTTTAAATTTTATGGGAGAGATATGGAGACTTTATTGGCCAAAACAAAAATTGCACATGGTAGGCGCGTTTTTTGTAAATCAAAAGACGTAAAAACAATTATTACAAAAAAAGATCTAGACAAGGGATTCGAGATGTTTCTATCTAATAATGAAGTAAGGGAGAGAAAAAAAGAGGGTCTTAATGTCCCCTTTATGTACATATAAATCCGTTTATACTTGGTATTTTTAATAACACTAAGTATAAAATGAGTGCCAAAAAAATGATTCAAATCAACCCAAACTTCCTTAAAATAGGAGGAAAGAAAGGGAAGTCTACAAGAAAAAAGAGACATAAAAATAAGGATTTGCGTTCAACTATAAAACCAAATGATATTAAGAAAAGGTTAATGAATAAGATAAAAGATCATCAACATCGCTCAAGAGAAGATAAAAGTAAAGAAGGTGAAGATAATAATAAAAAATTTACAAAGGATTTTAATGATCAACTTGGTTATCTTGAAAAGATAATTGCTTCTAAAAAAAAGAAAAAAAGGAAACGTAAAACAAAAAGAGAGCGCAAACTAAAACAAAAAGGTGGAGAACCTCAACAAAAAACAATCGCAACGGTGCCGTTAATAAGCATTTCAAAGCCAACTATACAACAACCCGAAATAATTACCCCGTCACCATTTGCACGTGTTATTAATCCACCAATGTTGGTACCGAAGGAACTTACAGAAACGGAAACTATTATTCCCGTAAACCATTCTGAGCCCAAATATGGTTGTCTTAAGGGTGGTAAAAAACCCACATATTCCCAATACAAGAAAACCCTAAAGAAAAAACATGACTTGGTTATTAAAGATAAAATAAACTTCTCTCCATTTCCGGAACCAAGTCCAGAAGTTGAAAGTAGAAAAGCGCGTTTGACGCTTCTTAAAAACAAGATAGCCGCGCCGAAATCCCGTCCAATTAAAAAGTTTAAGAAACGGAAAAAAACGATTAAGATTCACCATTTGGGGAAAAATAAAAAGACAAGAGTAGTTGGTGTTTTGATTAAATGTGGAAAGACAAGAAAAATGGTTAAAAATGAACAAAATACACTTAGATCTCGTTGTTTAAGTGAAGTTAAACTATATCTCAGAAAACACAATTTAATAAAAGCAGGAACCACTGCACCGGAAGATGTTCTTAGAAAGCTTTATGAAGACTCATTTTTAGCAGGGAATGTTTTTAATAAAAATCCTGAAAACCTTTTATTTAATTACTTGAACAAAGAGTTAGATAATTAGATAAATATATTAAAAAATCAACTTGATATTAATATAACATGACCATGATCAATAAATATATGATAGAAGAAGTGAAATATGTAAAACGCTTCGGACCCAAAACAATGTTTTTACTACAATGTGGTTCATTTTATGAAGTTTATTGTTGTAAAAAAAATGGAGAATTTACAAGCAATAGAATAATGGAGTTTTCTCGTATTTGTGATATGAGAATTGCAAAAAAGAGATCAAAAAATAACGGACTCTCCGTTTTTATGAGTGGATTTCCAGAATTACATCTTGAAAAGTATGTTAAAAGACTCAATGATGCGGGTTGGACTGTCGCGGTCCATTGCCAAGAACCAACATGTCCGAAAATACGTAAGGAAATGGGAGTTTTCTCTCCAGGTACAAATTTTGAGTCCGTTGACGGAGGATCTAACAGAACAATGGTTGTTTGGATTGAAATTTATGATAAAACTAAATTAAATAAAAACCCAAAAGTGAGTTGTGGGATTTCTTCGGTAGATATTGGCTCGGGAGATGTCCATACATTTCAATGTGTTGAAAGTTATTTTCACAATCCCACAACTTTTGATGAATTGGAGAGATTTTATTGCAGTTATCATCCAAGTGAGCTAATTATAATTCATAATTGTGAAGAAAAGCAAATTAACGATATAATAGCTTTTGCTGACATTGATGCAAATTTAATCCACAAAGTTTCCATTAATGATAAATCAGGGGAATGGTATAAATCGGTTTCAAATGCACAAAAACAAACATATCATGAAGAACAATTGTCAAAATATTATAATATTTCTGATTATGATGTATTTTATGAAACCCATTCTCTCCGAGAAAGAGAAATATCCACACAATCTTTGGTATTTTTATTGAATTTTCTAGATTTTCATAATAAAGATTTAGTTAAGCAACTGAAGTTGCCCGTATTTACAAATATTGAAGACAGGGTTAGATTGGGCAACCATTCTCTTAGACAATTAAATATCATCGATATTGGTAACAAATCAAAATATTCTTCACTATTATCACTTGTAAATAAATGTAAAACGCCAATGGGGAAACGGTATTTAACTCAAAAAATATTAAATCCAACAACAAATGCGGAGTATTTAAAAAAAGAATACGATATCGTAGAACATGCTATTAAACTATTTGATAACAAGAGTTGGGAAGGTATTTTGATATCATTAAAAAACATAACAGATTTTGAAAGGTTATTTCGTAAATTAATTTTAAGGCGCGTCGTGCCATCTGATCTTGCTGTTTTATTTGATAATATTAAAACCATAGAATCTGTTAGAAAAATAGTATATTCGGATACCAAGATTTGTGAATATCTTTCTTATCCATCTCTTATTAAAAATTTAAAAACATTGAAAAGTAAAATAACAGATGCTGTAAATGTTAAGGAGGCTGGAAATATTTCATGTAGAGACTTCGATATTAATATATTTAAAAATGGCGTGTTTCCAAAATTAGATGAGGCAGCATTGGCATATGATAATGCGAATAAAGAGCTTAATGTAATAAAAGAATACTTGGCAAGTAATTTGCCAAAAGAAAAGAACCCAATTAAAATTCACCAAACCGAAAAGAGTGGATTGTTTCTAATGACGACTAAAAACAGATTTAAAAAACTTGTAGTCATGCTACAGGGTGCTGCGGAGAGCGATACAACTTTGGAAAAATTAAAATTCAGCGAGAGTCCATTAAAAGAAAGTCGTGCAAATGGCAACAATGTTAGATTGGATAATATTGTTATAACAAAAATATATCATACGATTGCACAGACAAAATCCAATTTCAAAGATATTTTATTATCAACCTTTAATCAATATGTGGAAACATTTTTGGCACACAAAAATGAATTTGAAATTATAATTGAATTTGTTACAAGATTAGATTTTTTACTGACACGAGCAAAGATTTCGGTATCTAATAACTATTGTCGTCCAATAATTACAAATGAAGCATCACAATCATTTATTATGGCGAAAGGTATAAGACATCCACTGATTGAACATATCAATACTAACGAACTTTATGTTCCCAATGATATATCTATTGGTTTGGATAAACAGCATACCGGAATCATGCTTTTTGGAACAAATGCGGTTGGTAAATCAAGTTTAATTCGTTCCATAGGAATGTCAGTGGTTCTGGCTCAATCCGGTTTCTTTGTACCCTGTAGTTCCTTTACCTATAAACCATATAGTTCAATATTTACAAGAATACTCGGAAATGATGATATTTTTAAAGGATTGAGTACATTTGCAGTTGAAATGTCCGAGCTAAGTGCTATTATAAAATATTCCGATTCAAATAGTCTTATTTTAGGCGACGAATTATGCAGTGGGACAGAAACAACATCAGCTTTGTGTATTGTAAGCGCAGGTGTTGAAATTCTCCATAATAAAAATACTTCTTTTATTTTCGCTACACATTTTCACGAACTTACTGAAAGAGATGAATTGACACAATTAAACAGATTATCTCTCCAACATATGGTTGTAAGATATGATGAAGGATTGAAAACACTTATCTATGATCGTAAATTGCGCGACGGTCCTGGTAATAAACTGTACGGGCTTGAAGTTTGTAAATCATTGTCAATGCCATCAGAATTTTTAAGATTGGCAAATAAATTTCGTTGCAAATATGGGAATTATCAAAATGTCATTCTTGATTCAAAAGAATCGCATTATAATGTTAAAAAACTCAAAAACAATTGTGAAATTTGTGGGAAAATAGCAGCAGAAATTCATCACATGCAACCTCAACATGAATCAAATAATAAGGGATTTATTGATGGATTTCATAAGAACCATCCTGCCAATTTAATGAGTATTTGTAAAAGCTGCCACAGCGAATTTACAAAAGGGAATATAAAACATAAAAGAGTTAAGACAGGTGCGGGTATGGTATTAGAAACTATTTAATTTGTTTAAATAGTATATATGGTTGATTTTATTAAAGGTTCAGTACAATTTATGGTAAGTTATCTACCCCAAATTTTACTAATGGTAATTATTTTAGTATTGGGAATGGTTTATATGGTAGTACACAAGGTACATTTTGTTAAAATGCATCCTCATTTACAAAGAGTGGTTGAAATAGAAGGATTAACAATATAATTGTAAATGGAAACTTTAGGGATGCCGGATATGTAATAGATGTCACCGTTAAATCATTTTAAAGGATTAATTAATATTTAGAAAATTGATTTATATGTTTCTTATTATATATAAATCAAAACAATGATCATACCTATTAAATGCTTCACATGTGGAAATGTTTTAGCGAACAAATACCAATATTATGTTAGAGAAGTAAGAAAGATGAAGACCTCTAGAGGAGAAGATCCTGAGAAAGTAGTGTACTTGACGAAAGACACCGCAAATAAAACTCCTGAAGGATTAGTGATGGATAAACTTAAACTAACGCGTATGTGTTGTCGTAGACATATGCTTACCCATGTTGATATTGAATAAATATCTTGATAGTATATATAATGCGTAAAACCCGGCGTAGAATTGGTAGAAAACGAAAATCTAAATGTCATGGACGGCGAACTAAACGCGGAAGACACCGCGCTTGTAAAAGAACACACAAAAGAAGGAAGGTTCATCACAAGAGAAAGCGAAGAGGTAGTACAAAGAGAAGATTGAGGCATCGTGGAGGATATTCTGGTATAAAAGTACCCTTGTCACCTGCCAATTTCCAAGGACCTAGTCAACCAACATTGCCGCCATTTGGCCCCGTGAATGTTCCAGTGAGGGGGGTTACAAAGTTTCATGATGGCGAATATTATTATGCTAAAAATCCAAATGTCATAGCTGCCCCTAGATCTACAAACTCCGCATGGGGTAAAAAGAGTCAAACTGGTGGTCGAAAAAAGAAAAAGAGAAAGAAAAAGAAAAAGAAAAAGAAAAAGAGTTGCCAAAGAGGCGGAACGTCATCAAGTGTTGTGAATGCTCTGCCAGGCGGAACTGATTTCCGCGACCTGTATTGGTCTCAAGGAAATAAACTAGTTAACTTATATGACAATTGGAATGGATATGCGGGAAGAATGTCTACAGCGGCATCAGTGCAACCCATTGGTAAGTCAGGAAATTTACTTGCGTCAGCTGCTCCAGTTTCAACACTATATCAGGATGCTGGCCTACAGGCATCTAAAAGTCCATATCAAGCATATTAATAAATATATGCATACTTTATATAATGACTAATTTTTTAAAAACATACTATTCATTATGTACACCGGCCAAAGTGTATTTTCTAATTTCTTTAACAAGTGTTTTAGCGTTAGTTGCACAAAATATTTCATCTCCAATGAAATATCGGGTAGGAAAGTACTCCGTAAATTTGCCTCATAATAATGTTATTTTTTTCGTTTTTAAATTCTTATATATTGTTTTATGGACATTTATATTAAATGAGTTATGCTCTCGTGGTTGGAAAGATTTATCATGGTTCTTGGTATTATTTCCTATTTTATTAATGTTTGTATTAAT